AATCAGCACCACTCAAAGTAACCGTACTTACTTCTATTCCTGTGGGTGTGCAGATAACATCGGTGACCACTTCTATGGTTGCGGCCCCACCAGAAGCCGCTCCCGTCTTCACCACAAACACCGGCAACCCTGCTGATGTGTAGCCTGAGAATTGCCCCATGTAGTGAGAGCCCACGGTGAGCGCTGCCCCGTTTAACTCCCGGATCTTGACCTCGTTGATATCGTTCATCGTGTTGGCGCTGGCGTGGTAGTCCACCCGCTGCCCGGTGTTGAGGGGCGAGCCTAGCGCCGTCACCTTCACCACCGACATCGTGGAACCGCCGAGCATGGGCCCGATGCGTGTGGGTTCGGTCGTGTCGCCCTCGACCGACTTCACCACTCTGGCGATGCGTCTGGCACTATCTTCTGTAAAGCCATAGGCGCTGCTCATTAGAGAATCTTTCTGTAGATCGGAGTGAGATAGGTGTAAGGGATATCATCGTAAAGTCGGAAGAGCAGGAACCCGCCATTGTTAAGGGTTGGGTTAACACCCGCAGCAAGAGGAACACCCGTGGTGCCCTGCACGATCACGCCGTTCGGAAGGGCGACGCCCGCAACATCACGAGCGGTTTGCAAGGTGCCGTTCTTGATCGCCATATAAGAATGATTGAGGATTTCGGCGTCCCAGTTTTCTTTGTTCAAGAGATACTCAAGCGAGATGCGCCAATACTTGACGCCGTTTTCATAGACCCTCTTTGCAGTTACTTTGTCCAGGAGCATAGTCCTCGGGCCGAACCCCGAGAATGAGTTTGTGTTGACGCACTTAACTCGATCCATCCAATCCAAGGCGATAAAGGTGGCGCTGTTGAACTCCAACTTCATAGCTAGCAAGGGGCGGCTTCCCATCACGGGTGGATCGAACCTTTCGCCGTTGCCGTTGATCATCGGCTTGACTGGGTCGCTAAAGTCCTCGGTCATCACATACTCTTTATCGACCGTGGAAAAGTCGATGTCCGTGGGCCGAGTCAGCGGGTTCTCGTTCGCCTCGCTGGCCTTCTCTTCAGGGCTCGCTCCCTTATTCTGGCTCGCTACCTCGGGCGTCTGCGCTGCGCTAGGCGTCGAGCTCGGCGCCACGGTGTCGATATTGGAGTTGTAACTGCAAGTGATTTTCCAGAAGTGCGGATCTTCCATCTGCGAGGCAGTCCTACCGACACAGAAGGCTTTATCATATTTGGGGTGCACTGAGAACATGGCGGGCAGGTTCTCACCGAAGAGGTTGGGCACATCGTCTGCCACATCGTTCGTCTGCACAATGAACGAGCGCACCAGCGAGACTTGACGCTTAGAGTCATCGCTGCCTGTTCGGCCTTCAAAAGTTTCGTAGGTGTTCGTGACTGCCATGAGGGCTCCTTAGTTAATTGCTGCGATAACCATGTTGCCTTGATTTTGTCCGTTGCCAGCGATGATCTTGAAAGTTGCAGCGTTTTCTTTGTTCTGTGCTGCGTCCTGTTGCGCAAGCCTTACTAGTTTATCTCCCCAGGTCTCACCCGTGCCTGCGTTCTGAATCTTGAGGACTTGCGAGAATGCTGCCGAACTACCCTTCATGAGTGCTGCGGGGTTCCTTATGTCATCCACTGCTCCTGCCGCTTTTTCAAGATCCTCTCTTAAAAAGCGAGCACCCTTGCCGAGTTGCTCGGGGGTGAGGTTTGCCATGTTTGCCTTAAGATCAGCGATTCCTTGCATATATTTTTCGAGTGGGGTTATTTCGTTGACGATGTTCTCGAGCCATGCGGGTCGGGCAACCTTGATCTCGATATCTTTTTTTGGCTTGAACGAATCAAATATGAGCCCTAACGACTTCATCCCTTTTTCGTATTTAGACATACTGTCGGTGCCGTCTTCGAGCCTCTTGTTGAGAGCTTTCAATCCTTCTTCTCGAAGCTTTGCCACCTTCTCTTTAAACGCATCCGCACTAAGCTTTCCGTCCTCCATCTCACCTTTAAAGATCGTCATCGATGCCATCGTGCCTTGCTGAAGCTGATTCAAGAAGGCGCTAAAGGGTGTCTCTGAGCCCGAGATTTTACCAAAGAAATTGGTGATAGACTTATCCATCGAACCGAGTGCGAAGTCGTTGGCTTTTGTACCGAGACCCCCAGCGCTTACTTGTAGCTGGCCAACGAATTTTTCTACAAATCTGTTGCCTGCGTTGTTTCCACTCGCTCCGATGTCGGCACCGATCTTGTCAAACATCGCCCCCATCTTGACTCGGAAAGCTGCCATGTCGGCTTCATCCGAGTTGCCACCCTTTAAGTATTGGGTGACAGCACCCGCAGTCCCAGCGATCAAACCGCCGCCTAACATTGAGGGAAACACACCTGGGCCAGTCACTGCCGTGCCAGCGCCCGCAACAAGTGCCCCGCCTACAAAACCAGTCCCGAAAGCGCCTGCTATATCCAGAGCGCTGTTGACCCCGCCAATCTTATTGATCAGCCCTTCGATCATGACGGACGAGAAGTCGAACAACTGTTTCATGGCATTCGTGGTCTGCTGTGCAAACCCGACCACCACTGCCCTGACGCTTTCAATGCCACCGAGTGCCATGTCCGCTCCACCCATCTGGGTGAAGAAACTCACCAAACCTTTAAACGCATCGAATAACACATCACGCACCACCGCAAGAACCATGCCGATGTTCTTGAGTGCTGGTTCTAGACTGCTAAAGTTTGCTCTGAGGTTTTGCATAAAACTAGTCATACCTTGCGAGAAGCCTTTGAGATCCAGCGCCTCCACAATCTCGGCCCCGAACTCGGTAAAGAATCCCTCGACCTCGCCCGCGAGCCGGGCGTAAATACCTTTAAGCGTTCCAGCTTGTGCTTGTGCTTGTTGAATTACTTTTGCGTTGTTACTCATCCCTGCTAGTGCATTAATTGCATGAGCCGTGTCAACGAGCCCCAGAGCCATCATCTCGGTTGCTCTCGCTGTAGTGATCGCCACACCGCCCACCATTGTCAACCTCTGCGCCAGCGCCTCGTAAACCGGCAGGCCCATCGCTGCGAGTGCTGCGAAATCATCCTTGGAAGCTTGGCCCGTGCGGGTCATGTTCTGAGCGACTTCCCCAAGTTTATTAAACACATCCGTGGCACCCGAGCCAGCAACCAACGAAGTGCGCCCGAAGCTTTCAATCATCCGTGCTGCGTCTGCGCCCGAGACCCCGAGGCCAAGAAATCCGGTAGCGAGCTTGCCGACCGCATCTTGTGCGATCCTCCCCTGGTTGGCGATCTCGCCCATCACACCACCAAGACGCTCGGCATTAGCTTCGCCTGCGAGCCCCTTGATGCGGGTCAGGATTTCCTCGGTGTTTGCAAAGGCCATCACCGCACGGTCATAGATTTTGTAGACGCCATAAGAGGCGAGAGCGCCCCCGATCGCGGTGACCGGGTTCATGATGAGGTTGGTTACGCTGCTGAAAATAGAGGAGGCAGCGGACTTGATTTTGGTTTCGACATGGTTGAGGAAGCTGGCGAGCTTACTCTTGGCTTGTGATTCTTTCGCGGCATCGCCACCACCCACTGGAGCTTGCCCGCCCTGCGTGAGAAGTTTCAAAGCATCCTTGCCCGATACGGCGCCCGAGGCGATCCGCTTCATGACATCCGCAGTGCTTACCGCTTTACCTTCGACCTTGCTGAGTTCCTTGGCCATCGCATCGAACGCTTTAACGCCCATGCTCTCAAGCGCTTGAATGTCTTTAAGGAGAACCTTGTCAGACTCGCCGATCTTTCCGAGGATGCCTGCGAAAGCTTTGCTCGCTTCGCCTGCATTCTTGGCAAACTTCCCTATACCTTTTGCGAACTTGTCTAGGGTGCTGGTGATCGTGTCCGCATCGAGGCCGAGCTTCTTGAGCGAGACCGCAAAGGCGAGGGCATCGTCTGCACCGAGCTTAGAAGTCTTGGCGAATTTATGCAAGGCGTCACCCATGACCCCGGCGACATCATCATCAAAATGCTTTGAAGCCTCCGAGGTTACTGCCTCGAGGCTTCCCATGTCCTCTTTGACTTTGTCGAGGTTGGTGATGAAGTCGGTGATCGACAGGCCCATCGAAACATTTAATGATCCGATAGTTTTTGCCATCATCGCTCCTAGGTTTTCTTAGTGCCCATCGCTGTCGCCCACGCTTTGAGGCCCGCGAAGTTGTCGGCTTTCTTGTTTTCCCCGTACCAGTCCGGGATGAAGTCTTTCACCTCGAGCACCTTTGTCTCGCTGCCCCGCCACACATTCGCTGTCGTGCTGCACACCTGCGCTGCATGAATGTCTGATCTATCTGCGTCAAGTGGCTCGATCGTTGAGAAGGCCATCCACTCGGTAAGCTCCTGGGCATCCATGCCGTCTAGGAGTTCCGAGACTGTCTTCTTTAAGTGCCCAGCCAGACGGAATAGAAACCGCCTCCCCGGGCGCTCGATTAGTTTTTTCTTGCGTCTTCAACTGCTCCGCCACTCATGCCGTTATGACGGGCACACGCGTCGAAGAGAATCCCCACAAGAGGCGCAGGCATCTCGCCAACAGCATCGACCTCGGCATCGGTAAAGATCCGCTTGCCTTGATCATCTGCGATCGACCTCACTACCAGCTTGGCTCGGATGTTGGACAAGTTGCCCGACTTTGAGCCTGCACTGATTTCACTTTCAAGTTGATCACGCTCACGGGAGCTAATCACTCGCAAGAATACTTTGCCACCGAGCTCGGGGATTTCGATCTCCCCGAGCTTATATGCGCTGCCTGCACTTAATAACTTTTGCTTGTCTAAAATGAGAAACTCCTTAATCAAAAGCGTAGGTTATTTTGCCTACTGGTTTAACGCCAACTGTGGCCTTAACTGTGTTGTCGCCCGTGGCAACGCCATCGACTTGAAACTTCGTGATGATGCCATCGAAAGAGACGGTCGATGAATCGGCGAGGGTTATCACGCACGATTTGGCTGCGCCGTAATCTTCGATGTATGCGCTGATCGTGGTGAGTGCTGCGTTGCCCACACCTACGATGGCGGTGGCAGACATCTCGCCACCATCGATCATTCCGCCTGCGTATTCCTTAGCGTGATCTGGGCTAAGTAGATTGCTTATATCAACGGTGCCACGGGTCGCACTGGGTGGCGTGATATCGGTCACGCCGGTGAGGGTGGTGCCGCCGATCGAGATTGCCGTGCCTTGGGTTAAGACTGCTGCCATGATTAAGACTCCCTATAGATGATGGAAAAATCCAAAGACGAGTGGTAAAACACGGTGTCCGAGCCTTCAAAAAACTCGGGTTGATCCTGTTCGTCACTCACGCTAACACCGAGAACGACCACCCCGGAAGAGGTGCCGCGAAAGTTGTCCATCACGATTCGCATTTGATTCATGATGGTTTCGACTTCCGATTGAGTTGTTGCGATTACATCGCACTGCATTCGCACTTCAGGCACTTTCGTATTGCCTGCGTCGAGGGTTGCCGAGCGCACGGTGCTGATTCTGTGGTAAACGATGTAGGGCATGACCGGCTTTTGTGGCGCTCTGCCGGGATAGATGCGTGTGCCCACATAACCTGCCATCGTAGCATCGTCGATTAGTCGGGCTCGAAGGGCTTTAGAAGCACTCATGATGAGCCCCTTTCCACGCCATCGGCGAGAATGTCACCCATGACTTTAATAACTCGATCTTTTGTTTCATCGTATGCAGGCCTCAAGAAAGGTTGTGGCCTTGCGCCTGGATGATTCGCACCTTGAGCTTTTCGAGTGGCGCCCTTGCGACCAAGCAGGGTTTCGTTAGTGAGGTCACCACTCCCTATCGGATGCGCTGCGGTTCCGTACTCCACGAAATGAGCGTACTGGGTAGCACTGTTGACCGCTTCGGTGCCGGATCTAGTTTGCTGTCTTTTCTGTGAGCGGTTCATGTGCAGCCTCTTGATCGTTGCTGCGTAACTTCTGCGGAGAGGGCCAATCACTGCATAGCTGTACTGTGCGTTCTTCTGAAGTACGATTTTCTTTCTTAGTCCCAAAGAGTTCGCAAGGTGACCGCTCTTGCGTTTTGCCTTCGCTCTTGCCGCTTGAAGAATGATTTCGCCACCAGCTTCCAAAGCATCGGCAAGGGCAACCCGCTTGATATACTTGTCAATGTGTTCCATGTTTTTGAGGATGCCTTCTAATGCACCAGCTTCGATGAATATCTTGCTTCCTCGTTTGCCTGCCGTGGATGTTGATCGTGGTCTTCCCATTACGCACCCCTTTCAATCGCATCGATCTCGAGTTCCCATGAGCCCTCATCAATGTTTCTGATGCTCACGATCTCAAGTGTGCGACTTCCCATCGAGATGCGATCGCCGTGAAGGATGTCTGCCTTGAATCGAATGCGGACACGGTGCGAGATGGAAGCCTGCCTCGCCATGCCCTGCTCTTGCTCCCTGCCTGAGAGCGGGCGAACACTCGCCCAGGTCGTGTAGTAGGTTCCCCAGTTGCGAGTGATCTGCCCGTAATCGTCCACGGTGGTGCTGTCATCACGCTGAAAGCTTATT